ACGCTCATCGGTCCATTTGCCAATCTGAATTACAGCAGCCTCAAGAGAAGTCTCGTTGAGGTCAACGGCAGTCGCTGGACGGTTGGAGTTCGTGCCACCGGAAACAAGCGGGTGACCGTCACCACCAGTTACGCCATCGCCTGACGCTGTGAAAAGGTTCACACCGTCGCCGCTCTGATAAGCGTTGGTAAACCCGTTGTTCAAAGGAACAACAGCTTTAACCTGCTTGGTGTGGGCCATGGCGCGAGCCAAAGCCTTGGTATAACGAGCCGACAGGGAGTCATAGAGGTTGTCCTCCATGGCCTCTTCCGTGATGGCGAAACCCATCGCAATCGTTTCATGGTTGTACCTAGCCGTGAACGATTCCTGTGCGGCATCGTAAGAAATCGCAGACCCCTCATCCTTCACCGGGGCAGCGTCGAAGCCCGAAAGCTTCACTTCTTCTTCAAAGGATCTGCTAGAGCTTTCCGTCTCATAAATTTCAGAATGCTCATCGTCATAACGCTCATACTCCATCCCGAAAAGCGCGTTTAAGCCCGGAAGCAGTTCCTTCAGAAGTTGTGCTCGTGAGATAGCCATTGGTCAGTCTCCTATACGCCAGTAGCGTTCAAATAGGAATGATTAGAAGCTGACCCGCTAGACGCAGCGTTGAACTTCACGATCACATCTGGATACGCATCACTTGCCGTCGTCCCTTTCGGTGGCAGGCTGCTAGGCCCATCAACGAAATCGATGATGCGAAGAGGCAGCGTGTTCGTTGTTGCTGGGGTGCTGCCGTCAAGTGCGCTCTTAGACCTACCAATAGTCGTAGTACCGGCTGTCACGACAATGGATGCATTGAGTCCGCGATCTGTGGTGTTGAGCGCCTCGTCGGACTGCATCTGGAAAACAACAAAAGGATCGTCCAGCACATACGCCATCGCATCAGTGGCAGCATTCGATGCAGGCCACCAATTTGAAAACGTCTTCTGGCTGGTCGTCGGGTCCGTGTAAGAGCAACCCAAAAAGATCCCAACTGCGGTCAGGGCAGTAGTACCAACATCCTTCGCGATGGTACCGTCTGACGCAACCTTAACAAAATCACCATTAGAGATCTGTGTGCCGTAAGTAGTGATAATCGGCAAGTGTCTCGTTTTGCTAGTAAATGACCCCGAAGCACTAAGAGTGCCAATGGGCCTAGCCCCGTATGGAGCCGCTGTAGTAGCCATAAATACTCCTACCAGTCATGTCGTAGCATCAGCGACTCCCGCCGCCAAATGCCACACGAGTTTTTCGGTCAGGCGCGAGAACAGGCATCCTAGGATCATTCTCACGCATATAATTGTTGTCAACGGCTTGCATCTGTGATTCGGCGTGATTCCTAAAATAAGCACGCCTCTTCTCCACCGTTTCTTCCGGTCCCTTCTGTGCCCATTCCGATTTATGATCGCTCATAATTTGTAATTCCGGGTGATCTTCGGCACGGACTGGTTCCCACCCTTCACGAAAGCGTTTTGACACATTCATGTTGTCTACGGTGCCAACCATTGATGTCCTTACCCATCTGAACACCCAACCATCTTGCGGTTCTGGGTCTGGAAGAATAGATGCGGGTTCCCAAGGCATATCACGAGTCTCGTCTTCGCGAGTTTCGAGATTTCTTGGTTCCCGTGGGGCGCGTTCGTCAGCCATCAGACCATCTCCTTGATTAGCTGTGCCGCATACTGCTGTGGCGTTATCCCCAAGCGGTTCGCGAGTGCGACTTGGGTCGAAGTCAATACGACTTTGCGTGGCATGGCACCGTTGTTTCTCATGGCTGGTGCAACCACGGGGCTCGCCTTACGACGAGTTGCGGGTTCAACGGCCACAGACCTTGAAGAGACTGCGCTGTTGACTCCGAAGTACTCAGGAAACTTCTCCCTCATACGTTCATCTATTAATTCATAGTACTCTTGAGATTCCGGGTCAATACCTTCCCTCTTGACTAACTTCTCATGCACACCATACGCAAGGCTTGTCATCTCCTCATCAACACCAAACCAATGCTTGTTATTTTCTTGCCATTCCACGGCTGCGGGGTCCGCTGGCTGCGCCTCTGGAAAGACCTGCGGCTGTTGTTGGGCCTGCTGACGCTCTTCCGCCAACACATTCTGCTTCCAATTCTCTACAATCCTATTTGATATCGCAGGAGCAGAAGCTTGCGCTAACTGTGCATTAGTAAGGGCTTTTTGTGCCTGAGCGATCTGATCCGATTCTCCAGATTCATGCGCCTGCTTGAAAGCTTGTTCGGCTATAGCAACCGCAGCCTCCGCACCATACTTGCTATGCTGGGTAAGAGCAGACTGTGAGGCTTGAACGAGCTTGAGCAGCCGCTGGTTCTCGACTTGGAGGTTCTGTGTGTAATTCACAGCCTCGCCTGCGAGCCTATCAGACGCTTCCTTCGCTCTTCGTTCTTCGTGGAACTCCCATTTCAGCTTTTTGATGCGTTTCTGGGCGCGGCTCCCATATCTTGCGATTTCTTCGTCCGTTGCTATGTCACCATCTGATGACGTAGCCTCTCCAGCAGGGCGTTGGTCATCCTCTGGGCGATCATCCACGACTTCAACGTCAATTTCATCGATTTGTGCGGAAGCTGAAGTGTCTGAAGGCGACACAATGGTGGTTCTCACACCCAAAAACTTGTCTTCTTCGCTCATTCTTCCGATTTCATCACTCATTTTAAGCTCTCTCCACGCCTCTGGGGTCTTCCACGACCGCTTCTACAGTATCGTCATTGATTAGACGGAACTCCTTACCATGAACTTTTAGTCTAGTACCGCTAAATGCCCGGAAGATCACCCAATCACCTACCTGACAATACGGTCCATTCGGGAATCTACCGTAATTGACATAAGCATCTGGTCCCATCGACATCACCCACCCCGCGACAGTGGCAATGGACTCTTCATGTTGAGATTGTATGGACTTAATAATGCCGCCTTCGGTCGTCTCTTCAATATCAGGAAGGGCAATCAATAGCTTGTAGCCTTTAGGTTCCGGCAACTGCGATGCATAGTTGCTTTCGCCTTCCCCTTCCTCGTCACCTTTGGTTTTGTGCCCGTCAATAGTCATCTCTTCCATAACTTCTTTTGCGAGTTTAGCCATTAAGACCTCTCGTTGAATTGTTGCGCCATAACGGCGGGTTACAGGTTATAAATCCCTCATTTTTTCGGCTAAATCTAAAATCTCACGTTCAGTCCAAGCCAATCCCTCTATCGTACCACATATCTTTCGATATTCCTCCATGTTCTTAGCGCCACCTATCGCTAGGTGATCCGCTAATTCATTCATTTGGTCCCTGATCTTCTTTTTAAGCAACGACAAAACATCTTCAATCACTATCAGCGTCCTTTGCTATCTCTCTGCCAAGTTTTATCCCCTCAACTTCCTGCGAAGCATCCAACTTCCGTTCTGCCATATCACTAGCAACCGATGCTATCTCGGCCTTAACTCCCAACTCCTGTTCATCCAACGAAAGCTTCTGTTGTTTCAACTGAAGCTCCACCGCATCGGATTGTAGTTCAGCATCCAACTTCTGCTGCTCCAACTGAAGTTCTGCCGCATCCATCTGTTTTTCGAAGTCCAGCTTCTGCTCAAGCAACATTAGCTTCTGCTGGTCGAGTTGCTCCTTACTAGCAACCTTCTGTTGCTCCAACTGAAGCTCTGCCGCATCGGCTTGCTGCTTCGCTGCATCAGCTTGCTGCTTGCGCTGAACGTCCATCTCGCGTATGGCGAGTTCGCGCTCACGCTGTTGGATGATCGGATCTTGCTGTTGCGCGGCCTGCTCTGCGGCCTGCGCCTGCTGTTGCTTCTTGCCGGTCATCTGATCGGCGGCATCGGCAACGAGCTTGCTGAGTCTCCTCTCGACATCTTCCGGTAGCGGCTGATCTTCAGGCGGCAATTCTACGCCAAGCTCTTCTTCGATCTGCTTGCGGAATATGAACGCTAAGTGTTCGCGAACATGAGAGTCGAGTGCGCCAGCTATCGCTTGGCCCGCAGGACTGTTCTGCATCTCCTGTGCGATCTGCGGATCATTTTTGATCGCCATATGGACACGCATGTGTGCGTCATGGTCCTGATATTCATACGCTTTGACAGGAGCCTGCACGAGTATATCCTGATTTTCGCTGACAGGATTCTTGGGTGGCACCTCGTCCGCGTCGGGTACGACCTTGTCAGCGTTCGGTATACCGATCAGTTCCATCATCTGCCTGTGTAGAAGAGGCAGGTCGTACATATTCGGGGCCTGAGCCGCTAGTTGCAGAGCAGCTTGGTACTGCATGATACGTTGTGCCATAGTAGACGCATTCGGGTCCGAAACAGGCACGACATCAATGCGGTCATCAAAATCTTCGGCTTTAATGCCTTCTCCCGCGTCCGTCTCGTATGGATAGTCGGGATCTGTGTAATCGTGGATGATCCGCGCTAGAATCTTGTATTCCTGCTTCAAACTCGCATGAATGCGAGCCTGAATCGCGGACTGCACCTTCATTGCCTGCTCCATGATCGCAAGAGTAGTTCCTACCGGAGCCTCTTGGTTCATGTCTGCTACTTTAAGATCCGCCATCGATGCGAATCGTCTGCCTTCCTCCACGATATTACCCAATAGCTGGTAAAGGACCGCAGAAGGTTCCTTATAAGGAAGGAAGGTGATATTGTCGCGTATCGCGCCACCCGGCACATCAACGTCCCTGAATTCTCCCGGCATGATAGGCGTATCGTCGCCCTTGATCCTGAGCCCACGAGTCTTCAATCCTCCGGGCAAATTGGACAAAGTTCCCGCATCAACAAGCTGGCGCAGCAGGCTAGTCGCTGATTTCGCGAGCCCACCGATCATATGGATCAGACCTAGATTATAGAAGCCGATCCCCGGAACATATCCGTAATGAACGAAATGCTGTTTCTTGATTTTATGTTCATCATCTTCATCCCAGTTCCGGTAGATCGAAAGAATCGTGGAACTGGATTTATCGATGGTGATCACATAAGGAAGAGCTACGCCGTCAGGGTCTTCAAAACCGAGAAGATCCAAGTCAACGTGCATCTCTAGAAGCTGATGGCGCTCTTCGGCATCGTATGAAGGCTTAATCCCGCCGATCTCATTGAATTTACCCGTGATCGGGTTCTCTTCTATGTGTGAGGTCGTGAGTTCCACATTCTTATAGAACCCGCTGACCTGAAGCTTCTTCACCTGATTTGTACTACGGTTCATCACATGGGTATAACGCTCCGCCTGATCCAGATCCGCTTCATTGTACGACACGACAAAATCCTCCGCCGGGACGAACATCGAAGTCGGTCTGCCCAATGAAGGATCAAAATAGATTTTGCGGAACGCTGAACCGGCAAGCGGCAGGCTGAACAAAAGCTTTTCGGTTTCAGACCGATATTCGGTCATTACCTCAATAAGCTGATAATTCATATAATCCTGCACACGCTTCGCCTGTCCCAGACGCTCTTTAGTTGAAACCCCCCAGATCTGGGTCTTTACCGGACCCTTGGCTGGCATGATTTCCTGAATCGTCTGGCTCTGGAACCTGACCACGGCTTCAGACAACATCGGATGGAATACGCCACAGGCTCCCGCCCAAGGCGTGGTACGGTCCTCAATTCCTAGCCCTAGCTGGTCGAGTCCTTCTTCATACGTCTGCTCCCAATCCGATCTGCTTCTTTTGTCAGCGTCGAATTTGGAAATTAGGTCGAGCGCGATTGTATGCAGTTCCTTGTCTTCGATAACTTCAGCGAGATTGCTATCGAACTCCGTCTCGACACTGCCGACATCCGCCAGCGGATCAAAATCTATCTCAACTCCGCCATCCTCAAGTTCCGTGACCAAAGACTCACCCGGAACAACCTCCTCTTCCTCAATAACCATGAGCCCTTCTGGCCCCATGTCGAAATCATCTTGATTAAATAAATCATCCAGAGGTTTATCTATCGGCATCTAATCACTCCAAACCATATCCAAACACGATTAAAGAAGCTTTCCAAGAGTATCTGCAAGCTTATGAAGAGCGGCAACGGTATGCGTAATCACGGGTGGGGCCTTATCGGCAATGCCCAGCGTCAATCCTTGGGTCAGGCCCTTGGAGAATGCCTTGTCGTCTGCCGTGGGTTTGTCCAGATCCTCGACGGTTTTCGGGTTGATGACCAATGATGTGCCGAACGCTAGATGCGGGATCACGCCACAGGTAGAGAACTTCACATGGATGTCGCCGTTCTTATCGTACCAGACGCCCGCGTCCACGCTCACCCCCTCGCCCGGACCACCTTCCGGTCCAGCCCA